TTCTGGGCCAGGCTTCCACTCACCAGCACCCCATGTAAATATCTCTTTGGTGTGACTGTTAACCATAGTAATCAACAACACTTCTTCGATGGGGTTCTCCGTATCTGGAAACCCATGTTCAGCAGTTGTCTCAATATCGATAGACCATATGTTCATCTGTGACAGGTCAAACTCAATGTTATCTGGATACATTGAAGATAGGTATTGATAGGTCAAATCAGTTTGACCATAGATGGGATAGTTTTCTATCTTAGAATACTTATCAAGAAACTCTTTAGCATCACCATTATCACCAAACTGTATGGGTTTGAGGGAATGACCTTCGATACTTTTGATATCAGAAGGTTCACCGTTCCTCACATACAGCGTAGGTTGAAAGGGATGTTTCTCAGTAAAACGCTTGCCATTCCTAACCCCACGAGTGAGGATAGAGTTTCCGTATTGCCAAGCAAAGGTATAAAAATTAGACATAGAATAACCAGTAGTTCAATATGTACATATTATAACACAATAACTATTAGAAGTCAAGCGTTATCCTGTAAATTTTGGTTTTTTCTTTGTCTCGGAGGATTGAGTGTGCTGAAACTTCGCCAACCATTCATCAACCAATTCCTTCTTGGGTTCGTAGATGTAATTCATCTGCCCATACGGCACAAAAAGCACACCCCTACTAGCAGGAGATTGTGGTTGGAAAGCAATCTTGTATTGCCCTTGTTTACCTTCGGTTGGGATGTATCGAATGTTAGCTGGGTTGGTGCAGATGTATCTACCGCCTTCGTCATCTTTCTGTAGATAACAAAGCATCTCATCCATACCATTCACTTTGAGTCCACAAATCTGAATTGGGTTTGTGTTGGGTGTCTCATCGTTATCTGGAGTGAACTCCTCTGGGGAGATATCCATTTTTACTTCTTCCAAAACTGTCTTGTCACTTTTCTTCTTAGTCATAATATTTTCCTATAAAATGGGGAGCGTTTCCGCCCCCCGATAAAACTATTTTGTTTTAATCTTAATGGTTAGAGGTTTCTTATCCTCTGGTATTCGATTCTCCAAACTGATTCTCAGAATTCCCTCTGACAATTCGGCGCCTTTGACAACAACTGTGTCTGCCAGACTCCAAACTTTGCGGAATTTTCTCTGAGCGATACCTTGGTGAATAAAATTTGCGTCTTTATCCGTTTCATTTTGACCACCCTCTACTGTTAGAGTGCCATCCTCTACCTTAATATCCAGATCGTCATTCTTGAAACCAGCGAGAGCCATTTGTATCTCGTAGTTTACTTCATCAATCTTTTCTATATTGAAAGGCGGAAAATTATTCGCAGTTGGTTCGTAGTTCATGTTGAGTAAATCAATTACTCTATCAAAACCTACAAATTGTCTGCGTATTGACGGAAATGCTGAGACAAGGCTGTCCCATTGTGCTTGGTTGTTTATTGCGTTCATCTTGTTTCTCCTGTTAAGCGAGTTATTAAGTTGCAGACCTCACGATTGAGCGTCTACTGGTTTTATTTATAACAATTACAAATCTTTGTATTAAAACAATGATGTCATAGAATATACCATGAGGCCGAAACAGGTCAGGCATAGCGCCATTTCCATTACTTGCTCACAGAATCTACCATCACAGTTTTTAATAAACTGAAATATGGTGTTCATTTCTCTCCTAGTTAAGTTTGGGTTATCGTTTACGTCCGAATCTCGGACTGAATGTAATAAAAACCATTTCTTATTACACTACTATATATAATAAAAGATGTAATGGATAACCGTCATGACTAAATATCATAGTAGAAGATTATCGTTTACGGCCGATATTATATTTAGTAACTAGCGACCAATCATCCTTCTCCTTGAAGGACAAAATCTTTATTTGGCTCATCGGAGCCACATCATCACTAATTGATTTGTCTAGAAGTTTTAACAATCCCCAATCTTCCAATAGTTTGGCGATTGCATTCCTTCGTTTCAAATCATTATCACTCAAATCAGCCTCCTTGCCATCAAGGGCAAAGAGCTCTTTGAAGTGAGTAATAAAATACCGACCTTGTTTGTGCAGAATATGACAGGACTGATATAATGTCTTGTCTTTTTTAGATGCCACTCCAATCCTAGACAGCGTTTCTCTAACCTTTAAAAAGTCATCTTCTTTTTCTAAGAATATTTCAACAGGTTTGTAGTCTGGAAAATCAATGTCAAAAAAATCATCAGTCCCCATGATAATACCTTCATTTTAAAATTAATTACTATGAACGTATTTATAGGTTTGTTATTTTCCACCTTTGTTTAGTTTCTTTCTTATACCTTCGATGTCTTCGGTACTAAGAATCCTAAGAACTTCCTGTGCTTTGACATTAGAATACCCAAAGGCTTCCTTTACCAGTTCCAGATGTTCTTCTTTTTCTGGTTTCAACCACTTATTAAATCGTTTCTTCTTACGAACTATCGAACGCAGAAAGTCATATTGCATCTTAACATCAAGATGTGGTCTGGAATTCATCTCATTAGCTGCAATCACCGTATCCATACCGTGTGACATAGACTTATTTATAATGAAAGCGTTGTATTGTTTTTCTGACCACTCATCAACCATCATGTTTTCTTTAGAATAATTGATACTATTGGCAAAGTCAAATGGACTAATCGATTTCTTCTTTACCTTGTAGTCTTCGGCATCATAAATCTTTTCTGGTTCACCCAGACCTAGACTCATTTGAATTCACAACTGGCCATGATGTCAGTAAGACAGGCAGTAAGGTTAATCTCTTGGTCTGCCACGAATGCCGCCTTGTACTGATAGTCTGCAATCAGTAACACCAGATGCGGTACTTGTTTGACCTTATCCAGAAGAGCATCATACACCTTTCTGTATACACCTTGTGGGTCATTGTCAACATTGTTCGCTACCCACTGTCGCATCTTGCGCCAATCCTTATCCTTGAGACTGTCTGTGAGTCCCTTGGTGTTAATCTCAGCGATGTTACTGAGGATACCCTCATCAATCTTACCACTCTTAGAGTATCTCTGGAGTTCATTGAGAACCCTGCGATAGTCTGGGAAGTGTTTCATCAACAACTCAGCGAGAACTGGCGTGGAGTATTCGATACCTTCCTTGTCCAGTACCATCTTCATTCGTTCAAGGAACTTGCCTGCCATATTCTGTCGTTCACTCTTGTCGAGTTTGAACTCTATGACAGAGGTTCTACTGTGCAACGGCGCAATGATTCTGTTCTTGAAATTGCATGTAAAAATAAATCTGCAATTGCCGGAGAACTCTTCGATGAACGCCCTCAATGCTGGTTGGGTTGAGTTTGGATTTAGATAATCTGCCTCATCCAGAATCACAACCTTTGGTTTACCTTCAAAACTCACAGTGTTGGCAAAGTCTTTTATCTTAGTACGCAACACATCGATACCACTTTCATCCGACCCGTTAATCATAATAAAATCACAACCAATCTCATTGCAGAGTGCTTTCGCCACAGTTGTTTTACCTGTACCAGCACCCCCGCATAAAAGTAGATTGGATATCTCACCAGCCGATACAAATTCTTGGAAGGTTTCTTTCACCCTGTCAGGTAGCACACATTCCGCAATTGTTTGTGGTCTGTATTTCTCTACCCATAGATATTCATTCATAATGTTTCCTCTACTCAATGTAATATTTCCTCTCGTTCAATGTCATCTTCACCGATATACGAACCGTGTTGTATCTCGATTATCCTTAGTGGCACTTTACCGACATTCTTAACTTGGTGCCACTCATAAGGTATTATACTAAAATGTTGACCAGATGTCAAGTAATCAAATTGATAATTTTGTGGTCTGCCTCGACTAGTTTTCACCATGGCCTGACCTTCAATAATATGCCAGATTTCACCCCGATAAAAATGTCTTTGATAACTGATTTCCTCATCAACTTCTATTATTAGTAACTTAACCAATGCCTCATCTTCTTCATGGACAACTTTGTACTCGCCCCATACTCTGCGTTCAGTTGGATACTTCCATTCCTTTAATATCCAACTACTGCTGTTGGACTTATTCTCACTGCCAACACCAAATATAAATTCAATACCTTCAACAGCCATTTCTGGAATGTTGTTTTTTGTACGGTCTCCGCCATTACAAAATATAATCTCATGTGAAGGGTATGCTTTCTTGGCTTGTTCCAATGCTTTACATACACTTCCGTCTGAGTCATCAAAACCCCATACACTATCTACCATATCTAATCTGTCGATAATACATGCCCTTTCTTCAAAAGACATAAACGGTCTACCTTTCTTACGAGTTAACCATGCATCACTATTAAGTGCTACAATTAACTTGTCGCCTAGATGGCCCGCGTCTGACAAGTAGGCGATATGACCGCTATGCAAAG